CGGCGAGTGCGACGGGCGACCGGGGCGCGGCGAGTGCGACGGGCGACCGGGGCGCGGCGAGTGCGACGGGCGACCGGGGCGCGGCGAGTGCGACGGGCGACCAGGGCGCGGCGAGTGCGACGGGCGACCGGGGCGCGGCGAGTGCGACGGGCGACCGGGGCGCGGCGAGTGCGACGGGCAACTGGGGCGCGGCCATGGCCTCCGGACGCAGCGGCAAGGTCATGGGCAAGGATGGGTGCGCCCTATTCCTGGCCGAGCGAAACGGCGACTACGAAATCGTTGCCGCATGGGCAGGCATTGCCGGACGTGACGGCATCAAGGCTGACACCTGGTACACGCTGAAGAACGGCAAGCCGGTGGAGGTGTCATGAACGCTCTACAGATCCCCGGCCCTGGCGACTCCTATGACTGGAAGTACGACCAGCGTGAACGTCGTGACGAAGCTATCGAGCGCATCGAGGCCGAGTTGTACGCCGATGACGAGCAGGTCAGCGAGGCGGTGTGCGATTTCCTTTGCTACCTGCGCGGCCACAAGAACCACCCTCGCGTCATCGAGGCCATCCACGCCCTTCGAGACGGCGACTACATCCACTTCGGCGAACTGTGCAGTCAGATCGTTGTGAAGCGCATCGCCGACAAGGCCTACGACCGCTACCTAGAGCTATACCCATGAAAACTTTCAAGTCCCTTTTCACCACGTTCCTAGCCATCGACATCCCCATCTTGATCGTCCTGCGGTTGGCTTAGCGAGGCCCCATTAGCTGCTGATGGACTCTCCGCGTTGGCCCGGCAGCGTAACAGCAGCACCGGGATTCTTTTGGAGAACGACATGACCGACGACACCTACGCATCCGAGCAGTTCCCGCCGGATGAGGAAGACGAAGTAGAGGATATGGGTTAGCCGTAGACCCACTAAGGCGCGGCAGCGTAAGCGTCAACGCTGGATGTATGACGCAACATCAATCTCTGAATGAAGGCAATGAATATGGCACTGACTCTCCCTGTTGGTAGTAATGGTGGCGGCGACTTCAAGCGAGCTCCTGCTGGTTCGCATATCGCGGTGTGCAATCTCGTGGCTGACTGCGGGTTGCAGCCGGGATCGCAGTCCTTCCCCGCTCCGAAGCGCAAGATCTACATTCGCTTCGAGATTCCCACCGAACGCGTCCAGTACGAGAAGGACGGCAAGGAAGTCGAGGGGCCGCTCACCATCGGAAGCTTTTACACGGCATCGATGAACGAGAAGGCCACGCTTCGGAAGCACCTAGAAGGGTGGCGCGGCAAAGCCTTCTCCGACGACGAGGCCGCGGCCTTCGACGTGTCGGCCATTCTAGGCAAGCCCTGCATGCTTTCTGTGGTGGAGTCGGAGAGCGGTGGGAAGACCTACTCCAACATCTCGGGCATCGGCGCTGTTCCGAAGGGATTTGATGCTCCCAAGGCGGAGAACCCGCTCCTCTATTACGACGAGGAAAACCAGAAACAGTTCGACGAGCTGCCTAAGTGGCTGCGTGAAAAGATCGAACAGCAGCTCACGCCTTCTCGTCCGTCCGCTAGTGAGTCGCATGCTGGTTTGGACGACTCGATCCCCTTTTGAGGCCCTGAGCTATGCCGACACCTCGTAATGGCTACTGGTCAAAGGATGGTCAGCGTCTGCCCTCAGTGACAACCATCCTTAGCCGGTTTAAGGATTCTGGCGCACTCATCAAGTGGGCCTATTCCACGGGACGCGATCACGGCCGATTGGAGGCTCAGGGCCACATCGTTCCAGCAAGCCTTTACGAGGTGTCTGGCAAGGCTGCTGACATCGGCACGGCAGCCCACGCCATGGTGGAGGCATATATCAAGGGACATGATCCTTCGCTTTGCGAGGAGCTTGCATCGCTTGGCGACGACAGCAAGGCGAAGGCGCGGAATGCATTCGAGACCTATCTTTCGTGGGCCTCCATGTCGAAGCTTGAGGTTCTAGAGCAGGAGGTATACCTCATCAGCCAAGAGTATCGGTATGGGGGAACACCTGATGCCATTGGCCTTGTCAATGGCGAATTGTGCCTAGTGGATTGGAAAACCTCCAACAGCGTCTATGGAGATTACCTCTTGCAGTTGGCGGCGTATCGGCAGCTCTGGGAAGAAAACCACCCGAACAAACTGCTTGCGGGCGGCTTCCACCTGTGCCGATTCAGCAAGGACTTTGGCGACTTCTCCCACCACTACTACAAAGAGCTGGATGGGGCGTGGGAGATGTTCAAGCACCTTCGAGCCGCATACGACTTGGACAAGATCATCAGTAAGCGAGCCGCGTAACTCGCCGCCGCGTCGAGTGAAACGCGGCATTAGTGAGTCCTCTGCGCCATGGTCGGCGGCCGGCTGCAACCGGCGAAACCTTCCTTGCAGGGGAGGCGGACAGAGGGCTCACTAATCGGTTTATGGCAGTGAATGCGCAGGCTGATGCGCTACTGATGCTGGCAATAGCGGGTGAAGCCGTAGCCCACACGCTTCAAAGGGCCTGTAACAGATAGACCAGTAAGCCGGAGATCAGCACCGGCCACTGCCGCCACACAAAGGAGAGCGAGATGAAAGACGCCGAGACGAATTACTGGATTGAGTGCGTATCTATTGGCGCTGAGGAATGCGGCGCCTCGCTTACGGCTGACCAGATCGAGCAGATTGCCGCATCTGTGCAAGATGGTCACGAGAACTACGGCATGGCCTTCTATTCCCCTCCTTCGTCGGATCGCCTGAACCAGATCGAGAGCGAGTGGAAGTCTCGCTACAAGGACCTGGAACGTGAGTTTGAGAAGTACCGCAGTAACGCAGAAACAGCCGTGAAACGCGCACTACGCCAGCACAGCGATGCGAATGTATCCATTGGCGAATACGGCGAAGTTACACGCTTTGATGGACGCTCGGAGAGAATCCTATGACCACCACCCCGAGTTACACGGATGAGCAGGTGCTTGATGCAGCGCTCTACCTGCATGAGTCTGCCAAAGACGATGAAGCTGCCGACATGCTCCGCTCCCTTCTCGCCGACCGCCAGCGCCTGCAAGCGGAAGTTGAGGCGTACAAGCGTGGTGAGAAGTGGCACGTGCTTCCTCTGACCGCCAACATCGCATTCGATTTGGCAAACCGCTTTGACGCGCTAGCCAACGCAAGTTGCGAACCTAACCGGAGCAAGTTTTTCAAGGCAATGGAAGCGATGGACGAATTGCACTCGATCCTTCCAGTAGCCGGCGCCAAGCAGAACGAAACCAAGGAGGCGAAGTCGTGATCGTCATCCTGTTGATAATCTTAGTAATCGTCGGCCTGGGTGGATTATTCGCCTCCGAGATGTGGTCCGACTACCTGTCGCACAAAGAGCGCATTGCTCGCATAACCAAGGAGACCGGACATGGCGATGACGCTTGAGAAGGTGCGCGACTTCCACCGGAAGCTCGCAACAGATCACAAAGCTATCCCGCCGCTATCAGAGGCACACGCCGAAATGGCCGACGCCATCGACGCCCACCTCTCCGCGCAGGCGAAGGTGCAGGTGACGGATGAGGATGTTGAGCGCTCCATCGAAGCGCACGATTCCGTCTATTCACATATGGACCGAGGCCACGATAATAGGATCGCATCAATGCGCGCCGCCCTCGAATCCTTCGCCGCCCGTCTGTCGCAGGGCGATTGCAATCCGATTGCGACGGAGTGCCCGCGCTGTAAGAACGTGCACGAAGCTCGCGTAAGCGATCCGGCGTGCAAGATGTCGCAGGGCGCGCAGGGGAATGCTCCAGACGATGCTTCGTTCGTTTGCTACCTGATCGACAAGCACGAGAAGGACGTTATCTACGAGGAATCTCTGCATGGATGGTTCGCAGATTTTCTCAAGGACCCGCGTTACTCGCAGGGCCAGCAGTCATCCGGAATTTCCGGAGAGGTGGCGCGGGGTGTGACCACGGCGAGGCTCGATAAGCCGGCGCTGGTTGGTCACGTGCAGTTTGGCGTGGGCATACCGTGGTCTACCGTCATTGGTGCCGCTCAGCGCGCCTATGAATGGAAGGACGACAAGATGTCGCCGGAGCAGATTGCAGCCTTCTATATCGCATTCCCACATATCGCTCCATCGCACGAAAAAGTAAAGGAAGCCGCCGAGCGCGCGGCCGTGCCGGAGGGTTGGGTGTTGGTTCCGCGTGAGCCGACGCTGGAGATGCTGCGCGCGGGCTTCTTGTCCGAAGAAGGCTGCTTCGACATCGAAACACCTTCGGACGCTCCGGGACTTGTATATCGCGCCATGCTCTCCGCCGCCCCGACGCTCGGCGGCAAGGGAGGTGCGGATCATGGCTAAGCCAGTCGTCCATGCTCAGGGATACGGCGGCAACGACCTGACGCTTTGTGGTGATGCGTACGAGGGGGCGTGCACAGGCGATCCCGAAGAAGACGAAGAACCCGTATTGGCAGCAAGTGGCGACACGGTTACCTGCGAAACGTGTCGAGCGGTTATCGCGTACTGCAAAGACTTCAAGAGGAACCGTCAGCCATGACCGACGAGCAGAAGGTGCGCTCTAACTTTGACGCGTGGTGGAACAAGGAAGGCCGCTTCAAGGCCGATCTTGAAGACCCAGCGCAGATCGAAAACGCATTCATTGGATGGCAAGCCGCTGTTGCCTGGATGGGCGGCGAGAATGATGGAGAGCTAATTGGAGAATTTGCCGAATGCTATATCAGCGAGGATGGACTTGAACAACTTCGAGGCAAGGACGGTTCAACTGTTGCGTTTCGAGTCAAGAGCGCGTCGGCAACTGTCCCATTATTCGGAAGTCCAGTTGCCGTGCCTGGCAACCACGATGCGCCGGAAATTTGGGTCGTGCTGGATGAAACAGGCGTCCCGATCTTCTGCGCCTCATGGTCTGAGGCGTGTCACGAACACATCAATGACGCTATCAACGAACACAGCATCACTGAGGCCAAGGCATGGAAGGTGCGGCACTACGCAAACGGGGCTACGGCGTCCGTCCGCGCTGATGCGGATGCGAGGGATGCGATCACGCTGATGCGCTTCATCTTTCAGCACTTCGGGGATGTGTCCATGTCGCATCATCTGACCGACGAAGTGATGCGCGCGGCTCGTCGTATTGAATCGATCGCGGAAAAGTTAGGCGTCTCTATGACCGACACAAAACCTATCAGATGGTTCGATTTGCTGCGCGTCGGAACCAATTCCGGGCACGGCCATGCATGGGCACGACCTGACGGCATGAAAGCTCGCTGCGGCGGCCCATCAATGTGCACCGAGTGCGCGCGAGACCAAGCCCTTGCGGCTGAGCGGGGTGGGGAATGAGCTACGCATTCGTACTCGTCATTCTCATGCGTGGATACAACACATTTAATACGAGTGCTGTTCAGGTCGGACCTTTCTACGATGGGAAGTCATGTTTGGAGGCGAAGGCATACGTGATGCAAAGGCAGCTTGTCGTAGATGCCTACTGCGTCAAAGTCGATAGGAGCGATAAGTAATGAAGTGGCAACCGATTGAGACGGCGCCGAAGGAAGAAAGCGTATTTTGCTATCACCCAATGATGGGTAGGTTTATTGCCTTCCAGAAGTGTATCGATAGGGAATACGCGGCCTATGTGTGGGAAACATGGGATGGTGAAAGTGGAATCACGCCGCCAACCCACTGGATGCCGCTGCCAGAGCCCCCCGGATGGTGAGTGATGGGTGCGGCCGAGAAAATCAATCTAGCCGGCAAGGACTGGCTCACTGTCGATGAGTCGGCCCACTACTGCGGCGTATCCAATAGCCAGTTTCGCAAGATGGCTCCCGTCTACGGCCTGAAGCCAAGATGCTTCATGGGCAAGCAGCTTTACGAGAAAGCCGCCCTATATGCGGCGATCTATGGATCAGAACTGTGGCAAACGTCACCATCTATTGGCGCGGTCCATGTGCCTATCTCAACTGGCGCTCTGCCGGCAAACGGTTCCGTTGCAGCCTCGGAAGGGTTAGCCGCGAGGAAGCTGAGCGCGTACGAGGCCAGAAAGAGGCGGAGCTGATCCACGGTGTTCGGATCATTGCCAGGCTCCCCACCGTCAAGAAGTACCTAGACGAAGATCAGGCGTCTTATGCGGCTACCCATCCCACCACAGCTAGCAAGTACAAGAGCGAGGTGAAGCGGTTCATTGCCAGCTTTGGACATCGTGCCATCGACACGCTGCGGCGCGAGGAAATGAATAAGTACGTCAGGGATCGTCTGGTGGACGACAAGGCTTCGCCGGAGACGGTGGGGAAAGAGGTGCGCAGGCTCAAGGCCGCCTTTCGTCGTGGCGTGAGGGATGGTCTGATCGACTTCAACCCCATGGATGGAGTGCGTGCGCCCAAGGGTGTCCGTAGCGTGGCGGTTCGCTTCTACGAGAAGAAGGATCTAGCCAAGCTCTACAAGGCAAACCGTTCACGGGCGAGCCTCTGGCAGTTCATGGCCCACACTGGGATACGTCGCGGCGAGATGGTGAAGCTCAGGCCCAAGGAGGATGTCAGACGCGGCAACCTCATCATCGAGTCCATTCCGGACGAAACCGGAGCCGGCCGCACCAAGTCGGGCAAATGGCGTCAGGTTCCGCTCAATGCCAAAGCCAAGGCCGCTCTAGCCAAGCTTCCCGATCCACCCGTGACAGTGCACCCTGATACGCTCACGGACTGGTTTGCGGAGGACGCCAAGAAGGCCGGCATAGGCGGGTCGCTACATCGCCTTCGCCATACCTTCGGGGCGAACCTGACGATGGCCGGCGTGCCCCTGCGGCGTGTCCAGGAACTCATGGGACACGCTGACTACGCAACCACTGAAAAGTACTACGCGCACCTTACGCCAGAGGGTGCCGGAACGGCGGTCAAGCTGCTTGAAAAGCTACTGTGACCACTGTGTCCAGAGGCGTGTCATCAGTGGCGAAATATGGCAGCGCACGAATCATGCCATACATGTAAGTTATTGAAAGTTGGTGCCCCCGATACGATTCGAACGTACGACCTTCCCCTTAGGAGGGGGCTTCTCTGGGACGAAAAATCAACGACTTAAACGGTTAGTGTGCCCATGGTGTGACCCAAGCCAGAGGAATCGTCCGCCAGTGCGCCCTGGCCCACCGCTCAGCATGCGCCATGGGCTTGGCTCGGTTGAAGCCGTACGTGTGAATGCTGTAGGGCTGGTGGACGCTAGTCCCCTTCGGGCAGAACCACAGGTTCCAGCCGCCATCCAGCCGCTTACCCACCTTGACGAACTCCACCGTCCGGACAGGCGATATCACCCTGGCCGTCCACAGGTCGAGTTTGAGGCGGCCGCAGTCTACTTGGGTCCATTCGACGGTGATCATGCCGCCATTTTATGTAGGCAGAGTCTCAGAGGTGATCGTTCGTTAGACCATTACGTGCGAGTCAGTGTAACGGTGATGGTATTTGAGTCCACAGAGGAAGTTCCATCGCTCACGGTGCACTTGTAAGTTCCACTATAGGTCCCCACCGGAGGGTGACCGCCATGTACGAAATTAGTGGATGCCGACGTTGGCGAGGCAATCGTGAAGTTCGTCCCTGAGATGTGTGACCAGGCGTAGGTCTTTGATGGGTTTCCGCCGGTCACGGAACACACGGATGGCCCAAAGGAATATCCCGTAATCGTGGCGTCTACCGTGTCGCTGACGTTATTGGCGCTTGCCGACATGGGGGTATATCTTGTCGCACCCGCCAGCTGCGATAATGAAATAGGAAGCGATGTTGGAACATTGATATTGGCCGCCGTATTTGGCACCCACGAGCCGCCGCGAAGAAAAGCCGAAAGGGGTGTCCCTAGCGGAGCGCCGAATTCTGCGTACACCTGGGTAAGGCTTGGATTTGAAGGAACTGTCATTGCTATTCGAGCCTCTTGACGCGATCCTCAAGGCTGAGCAGACACGAGGCGACTAGTGCAACAAGCTACCCGTAGCTCAACGACAGATATCCGTCGTCACCACGCGAAACGGCACTCGGAAGCACGCGCTGCACCTCCTGGGCGATAAACCCGCAGCGATCAATGCCATTCATAACGTAAGAGCGCGGCATCATCTTCTTAAGGTCATCCATGTCCAAGCGAAGCTCGGTAATGTTTGACTTTAGACGTACGTCGGAGTTTGACGTAAAGTCTGGACCCGAACACGGGTCGGCGAATGTAACGCCGTTGGTGGCGATGGAGACCTTGTTTTGAAACGAAGAACCATTCCACCAGGCGATCTAAAAACCATTATCGACGGTATCGCTGATGTTTGCCTAAAGAAGCCAGCGCTTAACCTAGGTGGGAGATGCGAACGTAAATTGTGGGACGTTAAGCTGATATCCGATATTACCAGTCAAGTTGACGCCACCGCTTATCGGAACATAGTTACCCGGATTGAAGTTCGCACTATCCCATGGGGTCGCTGCACCGAACACAGGGCGCGTTGAGAACGTAGCAACACCCGTTGCTCGATTGATTTGAAATGGCGTCCTAAGGAAGTTTCCGGAGTCGTCGTAGTGGTTGATGCCGAAGTTGCCGCCACTATTTCCGCCAGACTCCGCAGTGCTATCCAGTCCGACAAGGTAGCAGCGGTCAACAGAGCCGCGCTAAAACCTGACTATTCCACTACTTCCAGTCGTCACCTGGTAGGCGTCAATCACGTTTCCCGAACCTGGCGCCCTAACAAGGTTTCCAGTGATCGTTCCGCCAGCGAGTGGCAAATAAGAGCCAAAGCCCTTAGAACCACCCACCATGACCCAATTACCAGAGCCAAGGGATCGGAATGTGAAGACATCACCGCTCTGTGTGGTGATATTGCTTCCGAACGGTAGCACGATGGACGAAGAATTGGTGATTGTGCAGGCGCCAGTGAACCGACACTCGCGAATAAGGCCAGAAACGGCCGTGCCAAGCGACGTAATAGTAGACGCGCCAGTAATCTAAACGGATTCAGCATCCGCAGTGCTTAGGTCAGTAGTGGGGGCTGCCGCGATGGAGGCGGAAGCAAGGGCGTTGGTTGAGCGTACAATGGCAAAGCCAGCGCGAATATAATCATCCAGACTATTCCCGATGGGGTCTGACCCCGCCGGGCTGTTGGAGGCGGCAATGGTGTACAAATCCGCCATTTTTACGGGTACGGGCATGTCTGATCCTCAAATGATCTTCTTCAGGATTGCCATGAGCTTCGTGATAGGCCCCATTGTCGCCATTGTGCTATTTGGCCTGGCTCGCTTGGGGGCCATAGCACTCGTCAGGTGGATGCCAGAGTCATGGCTGAAGCGTAGGTTGCTGACCGACACCGAGACCGGCCGACTAGCCTATAAGCCCCCCAGCACCGGGCGCGGCCTGTCCAAGTGACTGCATCATCTGGCGCAACTGCGACTTGGCTCCTGCACTAACGGCCGGGCTGGCGAGAATCTTCTGCACGAGGCCGGGTTGCTAGATGATGGACTGAAACAGCCTCGAAGAGCCAACCGTTGCCGCAGTCGCTGGAAGATTCGCCCAACCCGCCCCACCCAGCAAGCCGTATCCGAACATACGCTCGGCAGTGCCACTGTTGGGGACCTTGTCTTTCAGAAACTATTGCCCGATGGCAGCCAGCTCTGCCAAATCGCCAGCACGCCCCGACGCCACGGCCTCCTTCTTGGCTCCACTCGCCGTTACACGACCAAGCAGTGCGGATGGGCTGATATTTCCGTTGACCTGATCCTTCGTCACGAGGTCGCGGATGGTCTTTAGGTTGGCGTACTGCTGGTTAGCCGTCTGCCATGCCTGCTTGTCGGCTGGCGAGATGGAGTTATCCAGGGCGTCGCGCAGAATGCCGCTCACCTGTCCCGCATAGTTCGCCTTCTCGCCACCCGCCTTGGTGATGCGGCCGAGCTGAGACTGGATGGACTGATAAGCATCGCCCGGTAGAGCGCCGTTGGTGACCTGATTGTCGATGCGTCCGAGAATGCCCTGAACGGCCTTTATCGAATCATCGCTACCGGTCTGTTGAGCGTCTTGCAGAACACCAACCAGCCTGTCGCGTACTGGCTGCGAGAGACTAATGGAGTTCCTGGACGTGATGTCATCGTATACCTAACCAATACGCTTCTTGGCGGCCGCATAAACGGCGGGCGTGACCTGGTCAGTATTCTCCCCGATGGTATTGGCAACGGCCCGGTTGAACGCGGACTACTGTGCATCCGCGAACTTCTGTGCACCGCTGAAGGGAACCTTTTGGCTGACCGAATCAAGAACCTTGGCTACCTTGCTTGGCGCAACCTGGGCGGCGCTCAGCGGAATGCCGTAATCGTCAATGGCGGTGCGGGCCAGATCGGCCACCTCTTGCGACGGGCGACCGAGAAGTGATGTCGGATTGAGGGCAGCGCCAACCGCCCTCCCCACACCATTGACGACACCCTAACCCACCACGCCACCAGCGGCGCCGAGACCGGCGCTCTTCAGCCTAGAAAGCTCAGATTGGTCAGAGGCGATGGGCTGTATAGCTCCCTACGCCGCGCCAGAGAGCGCTGCACCGCGATACGTCGATGGGGCGACCTATCCCGCCAGCCCCGCTCCCTTGAGCGCCGTACCACCAGCCACGGCCTATAGGGCCTATCCGGTGATATTGCCAGCCAAGCCGGCCTTGGTGCCCATCAGGGGAGCATCGATAGCGTTGGCGTCCGACTGCTATTGCTTGAGCTGCTGATAGGCGTTGGAGTAGTAGTCACCGACGGCCCCGGGGAGCAGTGAGCCGATTCCTGCGCTCAACTGCTCAAGGCCGCGTCCAAGGTCAACAGCCGACTTGCCCATGCCGGCGGCATAGTTCTGTGCACTGGAGCCAAGTCCACTTGCCGGCGCTGCGTCGAGCCCCACTAGATGCGCTAGACCTGCGCGGCGGTAGAACTCGGGAGGATCCATGTCGGCGTAATACTTCTTCCGAATGGCCGCCGCGAGCTTTCCATCTGGAACATCGGCATATTGCGGGTACTGCTGTCGGATATCGTCAAGAATGCTCACAGGCCGAGCCCCAGCGGATCTTTCTGGTTCAGGTCAATTTGCGCAGGCGTGCTTGGAGCCTATCCGCCCGCAAACCTCTGGAAGGTCTTAGCGGCCTTTGGCGTGACCACCTGAATGGATTTCGAGCCGTAACCAAGCGACTGATTGGCCTGGTCTTGAAGCGCCGCAAGACGGCTTTGCACAAGATCAGAATAGGTCTGCAATGTGGCCCTAAGATTGCTGTTGGGGGCGTTCGGGTTAAGCGAGTGCGCGATTTCTTGGCGATCACCCAGCGCGCTCTGGCCGCCAGCAAATACCTTAGCCGCTTCGTCGCCCACAGCCTTGGCCGCCGTGTTGAAGGATGCAAGCGCCTAACCCCTCTTCCCGCCGAACTCCTGACCCAGGAAGTTGCTTCCGCGGTTAAGCAGGGAAATGTCAGAATTCCCCATTTGATCCAGGCTGTCGGATAGCGTCTGGATGTGACCGGCGAGCGTATTGAGGGCCTTGATTTCCTGAGAAGCCTTGCCAGACGTAAAGCTCTGGCGAGCGGCGGCGCGGGACTTGTAGCTGCCAGCATCGAGCGTTGGATCTACCTACTGGGCTGCTGCGATGAGCGACTGCCACTGAGGACTCATGGCCTGGCGGCCAGTGGGGACGGGATAGCGGCCTTCCACGACAGCCTAAACCATGTTGCGGTCTCGCTCGGATAGGCTATTGAGATAATCCTGCCCAGTAAGACCGTCCTGCTGGTTCTGTTGCCCCTGTGGCTGAATGCCGAGCTTGGCGCGAATGTCGTCATCAGTCGCACCGAATTTGCGCATCAGCGCGATTTGCTGAGAAAGCGCAGAACTAGCCGACTACTGAGGCTCCCAGCGCGGCGCAGTTGCAAGCACCTTCCACGAGCCGTCCTCTTGCTGCTCCTGGGTTACAATGTTGTTGCCAGAGGGAATTTGCCGAACGGCCTTGGCGCGAGCCTCCGATGTGGCTTTGGCGGCCTGGGCCTGCATGAGCTGGCCTTTCAACTCATTCTGGTGCAATTCCATGGCGGCCTGCGGATCGATCTGTGACAGCGCCTGCTGATAGCCCTGCATGTCAAAAGCGCCATCCGGCTTCGCAAACCTAAGGGCAAGATCCTGGATTTGGCGGCGGCGTTGCATCTGGTCTTGCTGGTCGGCCATCTATGCCTGTTGATACTGCATTTGCTACTGACGATAGCGGTCATTGACCAAATCTTGTCCGCTTTGCTGAGCGCCCTGGATTCCACCAAGCAGGCCCGTGGCAAGTGCCTGACCCGGCGTGGCCTAACGGGAATTGTTTAGCGCCAAAGCCTACAGGCCGGCCTACAGAAGGCCAGAACGGGCAAGCTGCTAGCGGTCCTGGTCAGAGAGACCCGGCTGATTGCCGACAAAAAGGTCTTGCCATGCCATTAGCGGATGCCCCCGAGCAGGCCAACCGTGGTGCCCCGGCCGATATAGCCAGCATTCTGTTGCTGCACCTGGCCGAGCGGAGTGCCAGGACGGCCGCCCATGGGCTGGCGAAGCTGATAGGCAGCCGGGTCAACCTACGAAGGGTTTTGGGCTGTGCCAGAAAGCGCCGCAAGGGCCTGTTGATAGGTCGGGGCTGTCCTCTGTCCAGCGTACTGGCTTTGTTGCAATGCCCACTATCCAATCTTGCTGAAGTCCAACCCCTGCGTTGCCGGGGAGGCCTGACCGCCACCAAGAATACCGGAGTAATCCATCGCGGATGTCGGAGCTGCACTCCAGAACTGCTGATATTGCTGCGCAGGTGCGGCCGCAGCGGCGTTGGGATTGACCGCCTGTCCGCTGAGAAAATCGAAAGTGCCCATGTCAGTTCCTCAGAGGTAATAGGAGGCGGCGCCCACCACGCCGCCGATGGCCGCGCCCCACGGGCCAAAGCTCGCACCGGCGGCTGCCCCTGCGCCCGCCGAAGCGAGCGCGCCGCCAGCCGTCTTCGGCTTATAGGCAGGATTAGCGCCGGTGGTTGCGGTACTGGCGAACTGACCAGACGTGGAATTCAGCGCATTGCCAAAGTTAGCAAGCCGCTACTGGTCATAGCCGTAGTTACGCATGTACCAGTCGTTATAAGCCTGGTCGATGTTGCCCTGGTTGTAATCCTGCTGAACCTGACCCAGGCCGGCGAGCTGGCCGTTGAACTGCGCCTACAGGGCAGACGTGCCGTTGATCTGGCTGGAAGCACCAAGGATGTTCTGCGCGTTCTGGCCGGCCGCATTGAGCTGGTTCTGGAACTGCTACTGGGCCAAGGCGGAGTTGCGGGCTAGATCGGTCTGCTGCGCCTGTACCGAGCGGTTAAGCGCGGCCTCGGCAAGCTGCTGCTGGGTGCTGTAGTCCTGGAACCGATACTGATTCTCGCTGTTGGCGAGAGCATCAGCCAGCGTGCGGTTCTGGTCATTCACGGCCTGCTGCATGGCTGATCCACCGAATGCTCCGTTGGTGGCGAACTGTGCGGCCAGGTTAGCCTGAGAATTCTGGTACTGACGGGTAATGTCCGAGTTGGACTTATCGATCATGCCCTAAAGGTAGCTATTCGATCCGGCGTAAGGGTTCGACCCCACATTTGTGGTCGCGCCGAGGTAGGGGTTGCTTCCGGCATAAACGTTGTAGCCGCCATTCACAATACTGTTAAGCGCAGCCTGTTGCTGTGGGTTGCCAGACGCTCCGGCGTTGGCGTTTGCCAGTGCCTGATACTGAGCTGGCGATAGGTCGGTGTTAAGCTGCCCAGGGTAGGACTAGTACGGCTTGCTGTTGACCTGGTTGGTCTGATTGAAAAACTACGTGTATGCGTTCGACAACCACGGCGGAAGCTCAGTCTTCGTCGTCGTGGTCGTATTTTTCGGGGTTCCACCGCCGCCCATGCTTACACCTCGTACTGAGTGGTGATCTTGCGAAACTTCTGCACCCAAGGCGTGTCCTAGGGCGACGAAAACACCGTCTTTTCCAGGCCGGCCTGTGCCTGCACCTGCTTAGCCACCTCTACGCCGTAATGCCCATAGTCACGCTCAGTTGCGTATCCAATCCAGATGTTGAGCCAAGGATTGGTGGCGTAGGGCATCATGATTATTTCTAGCACGGCAAATCCACAGAACTCCCCAGTGGCCTTGGTGAACAGATAGAGTGTGGACTTGCCGGACACCAGGGATGCGTAAACATCCTCTGGCAACCAGTCCTCGCCATTCTGCTGCTTGATCTGAGATAGCCCAGGAAGAATGACTGGCCATTGCTGCCGGATGAGGTGGGTGGGGATGGCCTGAAAGCGGACCAACCCATCCATGGATGCGCCAGATAGCTGTGGGAGCATTCAGTTACCCGTCAATGCGCGTTGCTATACGAAAGTGGGCGGGGTGGTGGAAAAATCACCGCTGGCCGTGCAGCGCCACCCCACAATGATGTACTTCGAGCCAGCCGACCCAAGCTCCGTCGGGGTGCTATTGGCGACAAAATCCCCCTGATTCCACTTGCCCGTGGTGGGCACGGATGACTGGGCGTTGGTGATGGCCTGAAGCTGCCCCTCCGACAGGGCATTCAGCTGAAAAGCAACATCTCGAAATAGGTATGTCAACCTCAAGACCTGCTACTGAAGGTCTTGCGGCAACCTGGGGTCGGTCTGAATCCTCATTCTCGACTCGCCTGCTGAATATCAATGTCCAGGCCATTGACGGCCACCGCTCCTGTCCAGTCAAAACGCACGCGATGCCAACGGGCGATGCGGCGGAAGTCAAAACGGGCCTGGCTAGACTATGTAATGGTCTAGTCCTGTACCGGAACGACGCCAAGGTTGCCGCGATAATAATTCGTCCCCGTCCCTGACGATGGCTGTGTGCGATACCTTGGGGTGGCGCGTCGAAACATGCTCCAATTCGTCTCGTCGCCGAAATCGCCCGTCACAAGATAAGACGCGGCAGGACTCCCGGTCAGCGAATAGAGCTTGTGATCCGTGCCAATCACCCCAGGTACGGTCTGGTCGCTGATCCAGAACGGCGAATCGTAAGCAATGTTCGGCAGGTTATCGTAGGTCGAATACAGCGCCCCCAGGCCATCATAGGTCACTGCGCCAGAGGCATACTCCACGGCAGCCTCAATGCTCTACGATGCCCTGCCCCATTGGTTCGTTCGGATGTTGTAGACAATGCAGCTGTCACATAGCCCCGTCGTGGAGGCCACAGACGGGTAATACCAGTACACCAGGTCCCGGGCCAGATCGGCGGCACCAATGATGTTGGCCCGCTGCGACCCATTGAGTGACTGGAAGAACCATTGTCGGATAGGCGCACCAATCGAGCGCGGCACGGTGCCGTCGTAGACGTAGATATCGGCTGGCCCGATGAAGAAGTGGGACGATCCCACCACGACCACGGACTCCTGGCCCGAGCAGCCTATGTCGCCCGGGATGCGCTACCAACTCCACACCACCGGAGGCCCGACGTATCGACCCAGGAACATCGACTTCGCCTTGTAGGCCACCACGTCGTCGCCAAGCTCTCGCATGGCCGTGATGCGCCCCGGGGCGGTCACAAGGCGCCCGTTGGCGCACTGATTGGCAACGCTAGGCGTCCATATGGTCTGATTGAACAGTCCGGAACACCACCACCCGTCCGGCTGATCACCGAAGGATCCGGTAAGGTCAGACACATCGCCGACTAGCACAAAACCCGAGGCCGAACACATCACAGCGGCGGCGGGAGCGGTGGCAATGTCAGCAAAGCTGGCACTGGGTGCGGCCTGCTGAATGCGCTGCGCCCGGTTGGTGGCCAGGACGTTGTTGCCAAACATGGTGAAGCGCCAGCGGTTCAGACCCGTGTAGCCGCCAGCCTGACTGCGGTCCGTCCATGCACTTGCCGTGACATCCCACAGCTTGGCCTGGGTGCCAGCCACGATGCGCTTAGAGCCGTCCAGTAGCGTACCCACATAGGCGCCCTTACAGGCGCTATCCAGGGCCGACAGACCGACATCAACGCGGCTATTGGCTGCCGTAAATCCCTACGTCGAGGGAATGATTTGGTCGCAGTCCGTGATGACACCAGGGGTTGCCGGATCAAGATCGGGGCCAAATCCCACGAGATCGATGCGCATCAGTGCACCACGAAGTCGGGCCGCATACGGGGCGTCGGGCTGTATCGCGCATAATCGTCCTGCCTGCGCAGCGCGTCCATAGCCGTCTCATAGCCAGACCGCCAGATGGGAATGCGGTCGTCGTCCTGCATGTAGGCGGCAGCCTCAAGAAGCGAGCCGTATAGGTACACGGCCGGGTCTGACTGGATAAGCCAGTTCTGCGTGTTCGATGCGTTCAGGCTAGGAACGCCCGAGAAATAAACCATGCGGTAGGCATAGTCTGTGTTGCAGTTGAGATAGAGCGTGTTCCCTCCGATCCAATATCCCGTTGGGACAGGCGTGATGGGTGCGTTGGTCGATCGCTCTGGCGGTAATGGATGCAGCGCAGTTTCAATGCCACCAATCTGGATAACGAAAGCCTCCATCTGCCTAAAATCGCTGGGAAGCGATACTTGCTAGCTGACAGATGTCCCGTTCACGATGGACTGCTGGGACCGCGTGCGAAGATCGCGATTGATGCGCGTCTCGGCCATCATAATAAAGTCAGGGATGGACTATGCAAGGTCCGTACGCGCAAGCCATCGGGCAATGGCGTCCTGTAGCGTGGCGTAGTCGTTGATCATTAGACCTTACCTTTCCAGATGCGAAACGGCGCAATGACCGGATCGTTGAGCAGTCGCGATACATGCTCATCGTTTGCCATGAATTCGTGAACACTGATCCCATGGCGGTTGCAATACGCCTCCACAAGGACGGCAGGCACACGAGCTGCATGGCGCATCTCACCCGAGCCAAGCGCTCCATCTCGCCTGGCGTTGTGGGCGTAGCTAAGGACTGGCTCAACGTCCTAAATCCGATTCAGGATGGCATTATCGCCGTCCAGATGGAATTTGGTTGTTACGCCCATTCGATAGGCACCACATTGACCGTACCAGCCGCACTGTCCTGGATGGCGGCAATAGTGTCGGCACCGGTTACGTTGAGAATGAGTGACTCGCCCGGCATCACCAGAGTGTCCGTCGCCACTGCCGTGGCCGTGCCCTTGCCTACCCTGACGTGAGCATTGGCAGTGCACGAAACACGAACATACTTAGCCACAAGTCCGTTAGAGCAATTAGGGATCGAAGAACTTGCGGACGTGCCGCTCGTAGGGATATTGACGCCCGTCTGGTTGATGTCCAGACAGACGATAGGACTTTTGTAACCCATATGCGCTCCAAAAGAGAGGGGGCCGAAGCCCCCTCGTTATGACCATTAGGTCAGGTCACGAATCACCGCATGGGCGTCCTTGTTGTCCATCTGCAAACCGTACTCCCACGTCAGCAGCATTTTCTCTGCATCGCCCGTCTTCGCCAGAGGCTTGGCCTCCACGTTGCGCAGGGTCTTGAACGTGACGTGATCCAGGTCGAGCAGATAGGCCGAGTTCTCGGAGCCGAAGAAACGGTCCGGGACAACCTTCAGCTTTCCGAAATCGGTCACATAGAAGTCAAACGCCGCGTTCAGCTCGTTGCTGTCCGACTGCTCGAAACGGGTAGCGTTGCCGGAGAAGGTCGAGACGATCACCTTGTCCGAGGGTCGCACCAGAAGGACGCTGGGGGCACCACCGGCCGTGTAAGCCGTCTGCATGGCCGACTTGACCAGGGATTCCGTCAGGGCACGAGTCGTGCCGGCCACGGGAGCCGTGTTGCTGGACGGGATGGGGAACGCGCCCGTACCGGCGCCCACGGAACCCTGCGTGATCCATCCAGCCAGACCGCGAGTCTGGCGAGCGGTGCCAGTCGCGCCCGCATTGAACGTCTGGTTGCCGATCAGGGCGACCTCCGCGTCTCGCTTCAGCTCCTTCATCTTCTTCATCTTCTGGAAGGCGACTTCCGATTTACGGCCCGCCTTATCGACCACCTCTTCGGTGTCGGAGATGACGAAGTTCTTGTAACTGATCTGCGTATAGTTGCCCCAGCGCGTGGACGGGGACACTGCCGTGAACGAGCTGATGTCGTCGCCTTCCAGCTGAGCGTTGTTGGCCGCAGCAGCCAGCGAGTCAGTCTGCCACTCGAAGAAGCGGGAAACGCACTTGGACTTCTTCAGGGACGAGTAGAACGGGGTATCGGTCGGCGAGATGATGTCGATGACATCCGACAGATCTTCGCGCTAGCCGATAGCGGTATAGGTGGTAAAGGTGTTGGTGAGAATTGCCATGGTTTAGCCTCTATCTGAGCGTGCCATGAGCAGTGCAATCACGTCGTCATCTCGCCCGGACCGCTTGGCCTTCTGAGCGAGTTGCTGGATTTGCTGCGTCTTGGCGTTTGTGGGGGAGTTGGCCGTGCCAGGCTTGACGACCTTCGGAGGGTTCTTTGCCTCCTGGGTCTGTTTAGCCTTCACGGCTTGCGCGCGGTCCCAAAGCATCGCCTTGCGGGCGACCAGGACGGCGCGATGGTCAGTCAGCTCGTTAAGCTCATCCGGCGTATATCCAAGCTGGATAAGGTGGTTGGCGATTTCCCGCTGTTCCGCCGCCCGCTTGGTCGAATCACGCCAGTCAGGGAGCGCCTCAAGCAGCTTGGCCTCATTGGTGCGGACGGATTCAAGGAACGCTTTCTGTTCCTCGTTCTTCTTCATCTGCTCCACTTGGGCGTGCTGCTGCTGCACTCGGCTCAGGAGGGCACCTTTCTGCGCCATTTCCTGCTGTTTCGCCACCCATGCCGCCGGGTCGCTATGAGCCAATTCGGCAAGCTTCGACTGATCCCCGACAAGCTCCTGATAGAGCGCCGCCGCCAGATGGTCAAGCTGGTTGATACGCTCGGCGTATTCCCGCTGGACAAACTGACGCTCTTGCGCCGCCTACTTGGTTAGCTCTGCCGCTTCGGTCGTCTTGCGCGTGTAATCCTGCTGCCGCATGTAGCCCTTAAAGGCTTCATCGGCGGTGATTTCCAGTTCCTCACCCTGGACGGTGATCTTGTGCTTGTTGGAAAGCCACTTAAGCTCTTCGGGCGTGGCTTCCTTGGGGTCGTTCTGGCCTGCTTCCTGTTGGTCCCCAACCTATTCCTGGCCGGTTTCATCTTCTGATTCGCCTCCGCCCTAATCGTTGGATGGCGTGGAATCCTCTTCCTCTTTGGGCTCAAGTCGCTTGAGAATGTCTTCCTCGGACAGTTCCCTTTCGGGGTTGCTGCCCGGCACGTCGCTGAGTTCCGCTTCCGGATTGCTCATGGGTTTGCCTCAGTGTTTAGGGCGATAGATCTTGCCCATTGTTAAGTCGCACCATCCAATCGCCCCTTTCCACCAAAGCTCCTGAATGGACTCCATGCCACACCGGATGCGCCTCGAATGGCACCCAAATGCGGCAAATAGTGTGCGGCCGAATGTCCTGTTCCAGCCTCTTTAGAACGGTGTCGAGTTCATGCCAATTGCCTGGGCCGCTTTTTGGGCCAGCGTGGCCTGCGCCACCTTCCCCGTCTCCACATGCGATTCCAGGTGAAGCTTCACGCGCCGCAGCAGGTGCAGCATCATCCATAGCTTTTCGCGGCCTTCCGCGTCGCGGGCTGGCGAGTTCTGCCATTTGCTCACAATCTCCGTTTCGATGGTCTCAAATGCCCCGACGAGCAGGGGATGGGCCAGGAGCTGGGCAGCATCCTGACCGCGCTTAATCTCCATTTCCGTCTTGTCGTCGGTCATTCCTGTTCGTTCCGCTGTTCGTAGGCGATCACCTGGTCGGCCGTGGATGCATCCTTGGCCCCCATGGTCTTGGCTGCCGCGACCTTGGCCTCAGCGTTGATCCGTGCCACCTCGATCTGCGTCTGCGCCTGTAGCTCGGCCTTGTACCTCGCAAGATCAGCATCCAACTGAGCCTTGACGGTCGCCAGGCGCTCGTCTTGCTCAAGCTTGAGCTAGTTGCGCTGGGCTTCCAGCTCCTTTTCATGCTGCTGTTGGGCCGCCTGAGCCTGCTGTCGGATGACCTCTAGCTGCGCATCGTTCTGGTGCTTCTGCGCCTGAAGCTGCGCATGGCTCTATGCCTTGAACTGCTCAAGCTGCATCTGCTTGTCAGCCTCGGAGGGCTGCTGCGGCTGTGGCGGGATCTGGTCGGGCGGCAGGAAGTACCTGGAGGCGTCCTTCTTCCCCATGGCCGCCGTCATGTCCTCCAGGGCGTTGAAAGCCTGCTACGGCATGACCAGTCCATACTAGGCCGCCTGCTGCTGGATTTGGAGCAACTGCATTGCCATGGCGAGCTGGCGGTCCTTGGAGGCTGTGCCAACGCCCACCGATACGGTCATGTCGTAGTTGTTCTTCCAGGCCCGTGGATCAATGTCCATCCATTTGCCCGAGATGCGCACCTGCTCCTGGCGGTCTTGGTATTGCGTTACCAACTTCAACAGGAGCTAAAAGATGCGCTTGATGCCCGTCTCAGCAAAGACGCGCGCCATTAGCTCGATACGCTGCGCCCCTTGATCCATGAGCTACTGAAGGCCCTAGGAGCCGATTTCTGACTTGCTCAGTTCGTTGCCCACCAAACCCTGGGAGAACTCCTTGATGCCCGTCCTAGCGTCTCGCACGGCGTCGAAGAACTGGATGCCGCCCAGGGCCTAGGCGCCAATGTCCGGCGTCTGGATGGTCTGCATGGCATCCAGGGCTTTCGTACGGACAAGTCCTCCTGGCCGTGGGTTCAGCAGATCATCCAGGTTGACCTGCCCCTCGACCACGGCCGTGCGCGGGGTGTTCGCCAGGTACAAGTTATCGAGGTACTGACGGGTGATGGCCGTCTTGATCCGCTGCAAGTCCTCCACCAAATCCCACATGGACAGGCCAATGAGCTTGTAGGGCATCAGGACGGGCGAGAAGATCGCGAACGGGTGGTCTTCCACCACCTCGTTCTCAAACACCACCGTGCCGCACTTCACCACACGGCGGTATTCAGCGATGCCATCGCCGTCGTAGTCCGCGCGGATATAGCATTCATTAAGCATCACAATCCGCTGACTAATATCCAGCGAGTCATCCTCATCGATGCTCCACGAGCCGTCATAGCGCTCGCGCTCGTACTTCTCGCCGTAGGTATCGCCCAGCGTGCCCTTGGGAAGCGAATACACCTTGTCGGCGTCATAGCCCAGGCTGAGCAGGTCGGAGATAGTCCGACGTACGTCATGGCCGATGCAGCGCAGCCCGTCGATGTAACGCGAGTCCTTGGAGAACCACATTTCCTCGGGCGGCACACCCTCTACCTTGAACTGCCGCTTACGCTCCTTGCGCTTGACCGTGACGTTGTAGGTCACCGGTTGAGGCTGTACGGCGGCCAGCTGACCGTCCATCACGGACACATCGGTCTCATGGACTTCCTCGACCTTAACGATGTCTACAAACTCGTCGGCGTTGAGCGCCTCAACGTCAAGCTATTGCAGGCCCGTGTAAGACTCTTCGCGCTCGTCCCAGCGCTCATCGCAGTACACCTTGACCACGCCAATACGGGTGATTAGGGCCGACTTCACCGCATCGTGCAGGACAACGAATCCCGGGTTCTTGCGGTGCAGCAGGTAGGAGCAGTATTCCGTCGCGTCGTTGCAAGCCTTCTCATCGCCCTGCGCTTCCGGCTCGAACTTAACAATGTCGTCCGTGCCGCAGTACATGCGCATGAAGACGGGCATGGCCCACTCCACAACCTCCATCAGCTCCTTGCTGACTACCCTGCTCCGCCCGTCTACATCCGGAGGCGCAAGGATGCCGCGCGCATCGCCCATGTAGAACGCCATAGCCTTGGCACGATCCGAGGCTAGCTGGTCGTTCAAGCCGATGCCATTAGCACGTTCGTGGTCGATCAGAACACATAGCTACTTGTCGTCCATCGGGCCATTGTTCTTCTTGATGGCCTCGGCTTCGTCGTACGGTTCGTAGCTCATGTAATGGCGAGACTCGGGTAGTTAAGCGTCTTGGTTGACCAGTCTTCGTTGCTCAGGCTGGGCGCGACGATATGGAGGTAGCGGAAGGCATCCGCGCCATGACTCCATTCATCATGAACCGGCGCACCTGGCTCGCCCGTCGTCGTGGGCACGCCGCGTCGATAGCGCTTGAGGCACTGGATCAACCTGTCCGTCTTGGAGCGGTCGAAATAGGTCTAGGCAAAGCCTCGGCGAGCGGTTCGGATGCCGTTCTCAATGGACTGATTGGGGATAATCCGCACAGCCCAGCCCAGCTCACGCATGATCTGCTCAGCCGACTTGCCTGACTTGTAGTCCTTGTGCTGGCCGTCGTGAGGGAGCCACAGCGTGCCCCAGTTCCATTTCTTATTCTTCAGCTCGGCCGAGTAGTGGTCGAGCGTCTTGTGGCTGTCCTCGATGTACTCCACCACGCGAATCTGGCTTACATGCCGCTGGGCCAGAATGATCGACATCTTGTCGTTCCAACCCAGGTCAAAGACCGCATGAACCTTCATGGATGGGTCGTAGGGGAGTTCGCAGATACGGCCCGATGTCTGCGTGGCGGCCACCTCGTCGGCGTAGATAGCGCCCGTGATGGCCGGCTTACACTTGCCCTCCCAAATGTTCAGGTACTCGGCATCGGGCAGCGTCGCCTTAGCGTGGGCCCGCTCCTTTTCCAGAACCTCGGGGAACCATGGGTTGTCGTGGTAATTGACCTCAACCACCCAGGCGTCCGGCGGGGGATTCTCCACAAACCGAACCCACGTCGGATCGGTGTCCAGCTCCGGGTTGAAGCTGATCCAGATCTCTGAGCCATCCTTTCGGATCGTCGGGATGAGGATCGACCAACTGCGATCACTGACCGCCTGAGCCTCTTCGACCCAAACGATATCCACGCCCTCAAACGACTTGATCGATTCGGCCGTTTGATCGCTCAAGCCGGAAAAGATGAACTCCGAGCCGTTCGCCCCCTTAAGGACGGTTTGCTGCACCTCATAGAACCCGCCAAGCCCAAGAGCCTGCACCTGGTCGCCCAAGAGCTTGTGCACCGAGTCCTTGATGGACTTCTGCACCTCACGCGTGCAAAGGATACGTAGCGGCTTCTAGGCTGCCTGAATCAGCAGCGCCCTGGCAAAGCTCCACGACTTAGCACTACCTCGTCCACCATGCGCCACCTTGTAGCGCTTCGGCTGGAACAGTGGCTTGAGCTTGGCCGGAAACTGAGCGTCAGTCATTGTCCACAAACGAAACGGTGATGCTGGCCTTGAGCGGATTGTTGGGATCCCCCGCAATCTGCATGGGCAGCACCTTGCCAACCAGAGTCAGAAATGCCGCCGGGTTGTCGTGCGCCTTTTGGACGAGGTAATCCACGCCACCCGCCTTGTCTAGCGCCTAAAGGATCATCGCCTTAACGTCAGCGGTTAGCTTGTTCGGCGTTCCCTTCTGTCGGCCACCCGTCTTCGGAGTGCCGGGTTTGCGTCCGGCCATTTCTGTTCACCTCTAGTTTAGTTAGAAAGAACGCCACGGGTTGGCATCGTTGAGAGGCTGTGGCGCCGTGTTAATTGAACTGCTTGCTCACCGGCTCTTCCAGCATACTCGCGGCAATGCGAAGCATCTTCGCCATAGCATCACGCTGGGCATTGGGTGCAATCACTCGCACATCGTTGCCATTGGTCCGAACAACGATGGCTAGCTCGTCAAGACGCGCATAGCGCCTCACCAGATCGCCAGCGTCCTCGTCGGCCAAGTCATGCGGTTTCACTACGGCACCTATTCCCGGAAGCGTCGCCAGTTAGTCATCGTCATCTTGTGTGGCGGGGGATGCAGGAGTCGAACCTGCACAGGCCGGTAAAGGCGCCAAGGGGTTAGAGCCCTCCGCTCTGCCAATTGAGCTAATCCCCGATAAACCGAATGCGCGCCCCCAATTGTCCGCAAACGTCTTCTCGTCTACAGACAGCGGACGCGGCTTGCTGCCCTTACCCATTACGGACCGGGCGGCTGATAGTTCTGGCCCAGGTAGTACGTCAGGGCGGCAAAGGTCTCGAACACCACGCACTCACTCGGATCAGCACCAACACGAGGCATGCAGATGTAGCCGTTGGCCGACCTCTAGATCACAACCGTGCTGCCCGCAAGCCAAGTCGGAACGCTCATTTCTTCTCCTTGTGGGGCTTAGACCATCCGCAGATGTCTTTGCCAGTCTCGTTGTGGTTGAGGATTTGCCGTGCCGTGCCGTCCGTCAGGCTGTCGTCCTTGCTCGGGTAGATGGGGCGAACCCACTCACACCCATTGCTCGGCTCAGTCGCGGGACCACTCTTGCAGCTTGCCAGCGGCAGAGTCAGGACTAGCATCGCCAATACGCTGCACAGGTACGTCAGGTAGCTTTTGGGTTTCCTGCTCAACATGGCTGCGTACCTGGGAGCGCTTGATGGTCTGTTTCTGTGCCTTGATGGCTACCTTGGATTGCTTGGCTTCGTCATGGACGCGGGCACAGTGCCAACCGCCGAGCAGGAGACCTAGGGCAACTACGGCCATCACGATTAGCTTGATCCGGCTCATTCGCAGGGCTTGCCGTACTTGCAGAGGATGACGATGTAGATGATGACGGCACCGACCAGGATTAGCTTTGCCATGCGCCGGCCTCTTTCCATTGTTTCTCAGTGAAGGCCAGCCCGAAGGAACCCATGACCTTCATGTACCCATCGCCTACCTGCTGGTACAGGACGGAGATCACCCCGACCAGCCGTCCCTCACTGTCGAAGATGCCTGCGCCGCTATCGCCGTAGAAACCGTTCAGGTCGTACAGGGTGACGTGCAAACCATGCACATCCTTGTAGCCAGCGACATAGCCCTGGCGGTAGATGTTCACTAGCTCGCCAGGGTTGCCAAGCACGTACACCGAAGTGCCTTGCGGCGGCTCTGCGGCGACGGCTGCGGCTTGCGGGAACAGGTGATCGGTCAGCAGCAGAACGTGATCCTTGCCATCACGCTCCACGTTGTAGATCTTGACCTTGATGCCATCAACCAACACGTCACTGCCACCGTCGAGGCAGTGTTCGGCGGTCAGAATGGTTTGCTTGCCCACCACCGTCCCGGAACAACTGCCGTCCGAGAACTGAAGGTGTACGGCCGTCCGGTGCATGGTCTCAATGGGCTTGGTAGCACACCCCGCAAAGGCCAAAAGGGACCAGATGGCCGCGAGATGTGCCCAATGCTTCATGACTGCCTACCCTCACACAGGGCCCTTTCAGCGGCCCGGCGACGTACCAACCCAGGGAGCTTTTCGCCGCCCGCATAGACCCAGCGGCTTAGCTCCGCACATGCCCCCGGCATATCGCCGGCATTGGCTTTCTTGACCAGCGTCGAACCACAAAAAGCAGTGGCCCCGACGTTGTAGGTGAATGAGGTGAATGCAGCTGCCTCGTAAGGCTTCAGCGGCGCGTGTACGCATCGCCGGACGGCCTGATAGGCAATGGCAAGGTCGTCCTTCAGAAGCAGATCACACTGCGAACGGTCGAGCTTCAGGCCACGCGTCACATCCGGCCCGGTGTGCCCATAGCAGATCGTAGGGATGCCTACAGGATCGGCGTAGGTCTCGGGCACATAGCCCTCGAAGTGCACCGCCAGACCGGCCGCCAGGCTCAGCACAAGGCTTGCCGCACTCGCTCCGACCTTAACCCGGGTGCTTGCCATGGATATCTGCCAACTTGTGCCGTAGCCACTTCAAGACGCCCAGCTTTTCCAGGATCAGCAGCAGCGAATACACGCTTGCCAGGAAGTAGGAAATAGGCCCCCACGGAATGCCGGCGATCCAGCTAGCGCCAAAGAATGCCGCCAGCGGCGACGCCTTGGCCGCCTCAGTGAGTCCATCTCGCAACACGTTTATCCCCTGTAGCCCGGCTTACTTCTTCTTGCTCTTGTCTAGAATCTTGTTTGCCTTGGCGTCAATCTTTGCTTTGGCCGAGGCGGAAAGGTTGCCTTTGGCTTCCTATTGGGCCGCCCTGGCCTTCGCGTTGGCGGCGTGGGCTTTATCAGGCATCGGGTATTTCCGCTCACCAGGCAAGCCAAAATCGCTCGCCAGGAGCCCCTTGCGCTGCTTACTTGTCAGTTTTGCCATGGATATCCACCACCGCAGGATTGGGTTTGCCCTTGCCGACCGTCACCCACTTGTTGTTTTCGGTCAGCACTTCAATCTCGCCCGTCTTGTCGGCGATACGGATTGCAGAAGCCCCAGCCTGCTCGCAAAAGTGGGCCACGCCATACGGGAAAATGATCTGCCCGCTATTGGTGCTGCCCGCTCCGCTGTAGATGACCCAATCCGAGATGGACTCGTCGTCCTCAAGCTCGCAGAGGATATCCTCGTCGTCCGTTTCGTCGGTCATGGCTTGATCTCGATAGGTGCCACCGGAAGCTGGTTCGCGGTGGCGGGAGACGGCGGCGAACCGCTGTACGCCTCCCTCATTTGTCATTATGAGGAATTAGGGGTGGATGATCGTTCCGGCCCTAAATCGCGCGTGAATCCAGTCCGGCTGAACGAATCCAGCCCACCTATAGAACAACCCCTCGGCGAGCTTTCGCGTCGCCAGGTAGTCCTCCCTTCGCACCTTGAGCTTCGCCGCCCTAACAGCAGCGCTGCGACGGATACCACAGAACCTATCGAAGCCATCCAGAATTGCCCCCTTCGTCCAAATGCGGTCCTTCTTGGCGATACCACTACCAATGCGATGGATGAAATCAAAGGCGCGCTGGCATAGCTCTAAGCGATGAATCTTGGATCCGCCCCAATAAGCCTCAAGCAACTCTGGCGGGCTTCCGCTCTTGCGAGCAAAGGCAAGGGCTGCCATGTCGTCCGTCGTGTCCACACACTCTTCCACGCCGGCCAATAGACGCCAATAGTTGGTCTGGCCGGTTATGCGAGCAAGTCGCTCACAAGGATGCGGCGGGCTCTTGTCAAAGTACTGACTCATGCCACAGACCGCCCATCCGTATAGCCTAGAAGGCCGAACCTTACAGGTGACTTGCTGACTTCTCCGGCGAGAATACCCATCTGCCGAGCCATCCCGGTTGCGGCTTCTTCACTAACGCCATCCAAGTGCAGCCATTCGCCGCGCCGTTTGCGTGCTGAGAAGTGACGAATGAGCGCTTGCTCTACACTTCGTGCGACGGAGCGACTAACAAATCTCGCAGCAAACACCCATAGACAGTCCAGTGGGTTACCGGTGGCAATCCCGTACATCCTGCGCTCGGGGTGATTGCTGATACCCACCTTAAGGAATGAAGCAACCCCGCGAAGACCATAGAAGGCCAGGTAGCAATAAGTCGGCCCATTACGAAGCTCGGCCACAGCCATGGCCGCCTGCTTTATGGTCGGAACAGTCTCCCGGGCCTGCTTGATTGCATAGTTGGTCACATCGTCCAGCTCGGCGCCGGGATCCTGCGCAAGAAGACGCCTAACGATGCGCTCGGCCCGTAGACGTTGGTTGTCGTCAAGGATTCCCATGTCGCGATACATGACGCGCTCACCCCAATACTCGGGCTGCGCCTCAGGAAGGCGCTCGGCCGCCTCTCGATAGACTGAGACCTTCTTCACGCCGCCTCCGAATACGTTGCACGCCCAGGCTCACACGCCACTGACCGATACCAAGCGCCACAGTCACGACACTGGAAGCGGGCATAACGGCGAGTCGTGGTGATTTGGTAACCACGTCGCTGCTGGCGGTCACTGCCGCACTTCGGGCAGCATCCAGGCTCGGCATCGAACACGTTGACGTTGGGATAGTTGCGAATCCACGGTCGAAGCTCGTCGTGGAGCCTTTCCAGCAGGCGCACATCCTGCCGGTTGTAACGCTCCATCAGACGCCATGCCGACTCGTCACCATCCATGCAGGCCCGCCACAGTTCCATGCCCTTGTGGCTTGTCTTCTTGCCGAGTCCCAAATACTGAGACACGTAGTCCAGTTTGTTCGATTCGAACCGGAATTGACGCCGGCAGGTTTGCAGCAGATCGATCTGCTTGTATGGACTCGGCGGCTTGAGGTGATGCCGAACGAATTCCTTGTTCAGTACCGGGATGTCGAACTTGCGACCATTGAAGTGGCAAACAGCGTCAGCCTCGTCCAGGAGCTTGTGCGCCCGCTGGATCATGGTTTTGTCATCGCAGGTGTTCAGGCCGTGGAACTGGATGTTCCGCTCGCCGTACCACTTGGCGGCAAAGCACAGCGTGTAGCCAGGGCTGACGATTTGGTTGATGGCGATGCGCGGGTCCCACAGGCCCCAGGCGTAGGCCTGGATTGGGGCCGTTTCTATATCGATCATCAGGAGCTTCATACGCCAGTCTCCCGATCACCCTTCTCGTATTCGTCCCGCAGGGCTTCGGCGGCCATGGGGTGGCTTGATTGGACGTCGTATAGACCGAGGCGTTGGGACTCGGCCGCAAGCTCATCGAGCGCAGCCAAACTTCTTGCTTGCCGCTCAAGCTCCGTCTGCAACAACGCCAACGCACGCCACGCGACCTTTGCCGAATGACGCACGCCGTCCGTATCCAGCGTTCCGCGATCAAGGAAGTGCCGCATCAGGCAGTCCCCGTGATCGGTGGATTTGGATCGGTCCCAAAAGAGCGGCTTGCCGGGGTTGTGCTGCTGGCCTCCGATGAGAGACAGCTCGGCGACGGCAGCAAGGGCATCCGGGAAGTAGTCAATGAGGCCGGTTGCCAAGGGGATGGCCTTGCGCTTGGCGGCGTCCATGGGGAGGGTCACGGCGTCACCTGCCTAAACGCACGCTCAGGCAGATAGTGTTCGCCGACCTTCACTTGGCAGCCGGCGATAGCTCCGTATTTCGCATCGTGCCCCGAGTCAGACCAACGTGCATGGCAAGCAATGCTTGCGGGCACATACGAGAAAAAGAACCATCCGGTCAGAAGAAAGACGGCAAGTACCGCCGCCGATGCCACAAGCTCTTTCATGGCTCCAACTCCGCATCACGTTGGAGCCATTGTTCCCGCGCGCGCGATACTCAGGTGACAACCATGAGTATCCGTTTTGGTTTCCCAATGATCTTGTTGAAGCGCTTGCGTGCCGCCTGCCGAGTGATGCCTAGCCGCTCGGCCACTATGCGAGCCCCGTGTTCACGGAACAGCAGCTCGTACTGCCGCTCACTACGCGCCTTGGTTTCCGACAGGATGGCCGTCTGCTCGGCGAAAAGGACAATCTCGTCCACCGCATCGTTGGGCACGTCGAACTCGTTGGCGAGCTTGTCGCCAAACTCTCGGATCAGGTCTTTGAGCCGCGCATAGTTCATACAACCCCCTTATTCGTACAAATCAATCTCGCGAAGACGCAGCACGAACCCCTGATAATCCAGTTCCTCCGTGTACTGATGATCGTAAGTCCATGCCTCGTTGATGCCGTGCACTTCTTTCATGCGCATCCGGATCCGCCAGCCTTGACGGTTGATCTTGTAGGCCAGGACGGGTTGGCGCTTGCATTTGGCGGCGTCGGTGCAGGTCTGTTGCCACCAAGACTTTAGGTTTGCCTTGGCAGCGTGCTTCACCTGCACAGCGTACGGTCCAAGCAAGATATCCGCCCCACCATCCCTCGCCTGCCCTAGCGTGCGCTTGATTTCGAAGCCCAGATCGTCGGAGAGCATGGAGGCGAGCTGGCACTCGGCGCGGGACCCTTTGGTTCGCTGCATCTTGCCCATCACAGCATCTCCGCTAGCAGCGCTTCGCGAATGTACTTGCCAACGAATTCGTCAGGATGGATGCCGTCGTTCTCAAGGAAGTCCATCTCGTGCTCGATGTGCCAAAGGTTACGAGCCTCGCAAACCATCTCAGCAAACCAATCATCGCCCGGAATGTCCTTCATCACGCCACCATCCTTTCGTTGCCCATCACGGCCTGAATGTCCTCGATCAGCCAGTCACGGTTAACCTTGCGCTTGTAGTGCCCAATGATCTTGAGCTTGCGCAGGAACAGAGCAGAATCCGAATCGATTTCGATGTGGTAGACCTTTCCGTGGCGGTCATAACCCACAGCCCAGGTATGGGCGCTAGAGCGGTTCATCATGCGGCGGTCGATCTTCTTGGCGATCCACTCAGCGGTGTCGTCGTGGAGGTTGCCGACAGGGATGGGTTTGATGTTGAACATGTGGTTACCTCTTGAGGATCAGCAGGCCATTGCGGATAAGCCAGTCGTGGCAGCGCAAGATGGCCTTATCGATAAGTGCGCGGCGTTCGTCTCGGTTGAGATGTCGGTCGCTGTCGATGGATGCGTGGCACTCAGGACACAAGGGTGCCGTCATCCATGGCTCTGTCTTCTTGCCCATGCCCTTGCCTTCGTTGCGGTGGGCAATCTGGACGCCATAGGCTCCGCACAGTGCGCATGACTCCATCAGGGCTACGGCTGCGAACCAGCGACGTTCTTCGGCGGTACTCATGGATCAAATGTCCTTGGCGCACACTGCGTATAGGTAAAGCCGGTGTGCGATCTCATACAAAAGATCAAGGTAAACATCGTGGTGGTGGTTATCGCGTAGGGCTTCGATATGTTCTAGAAGCTCTCGCATGCTCATATCGCCGCACGTACTCACAAATGCACCTCCACGCCGTTCTCGGCGCACCATGAATGAATGAACTCAAGTAGCTCGCTCATGTCTTCGACGGAGAGCGAGCGGCTAGGAATGCCAAGTTGAACGATGCTGCTGCCGTCCAGGCTGGGGACGATTTCCACCTGCCGGCGCTGTGTTGCCCTGGCCCAGGCGTCCAAGAAAAGGCGCTTCCATGCTTCAACGTCCAGATGCTTGCCGGCCCACACGCGCTGCTGAGCAACCTCATGACACAACGCGTGTAGAGCCGCGTTCTGTTCTATCGTCCGCTTGCTCTTAACCTCTCCAACCGTCACCCTCACGCGCTTCCCTGCCTTGACCAGAAAACAGGCGTAATCCCACGCGCTGACCATGTGTCGGCGGATATCGGAGGCGGTGAGGGTGTAGGTTTGGGTCGTCATGGTTACTTGCTCACCTCCACGAACACATACTTCGGCGTTCGCTTGATGATCTTGGCGATGCGGTCCCCAATCTCGTATGCCGCATTCTTGAAGCCGCGAGCATCTACGCGATTACGAAACGTGGCGACTAGTCCATCCTCCGGGCTCACCACTGCCCAGCCGCCATTCGTGAAGCCAACAACATCTTCGTTGGAGTACTTCCGCACATCGCCAGTCTTGAGTGTCTTAGCCATGTTTGCCTCGTCGTTCGCCGCTGAGTTGTATTCGCCATTGCATCCTTAGCCAGTCGCGGCACACTTGCTGGCAGTTGGATTTGGTGCAATCGCTATGGGGACAAACGGTTCGTATCTTTTCGATCAGCTCGGGCCATTCGCGCCTAGGCTTCTCGGCAATCTGCATGGCCTGATCCAGGCATCGCGAGATGCTCATGCCAGGGCCAGGAAGACGTGCGGCCTGCCACCCTTGCCGGTTCCGCGTGGAACACTCCCGGCGGTCCGTACAACTCCCTCCTGCTTAAGCTCCGTGGTCAGGCGGATGACGTAATGCCGCTTCGCCCCAAGAAGGCTGGCGAGCTGTGCATTGGTCATTGGGCCGGCAGCCAGGACATCGAGAATGCGCGAGCGAAGGTTCATGACTTGGCCTCCTTCGCCTTCTCGGCATCGTCCAGGCGCTTCCAGTGCGCCTTAACCAGGTCAACGGTCAGGTACGGCTGCCGGCCGGTAATCTCCGACATCGATCCCTTGCCAGCGGCGTATAGGCCACGTAGGTAGCACTCACCGCACAGCCGGATATCGTCATTAGGCACGATGATGTCCGCGAAACTAGGCAGGTACTTGCCCTTCCCCACGTAGGTCTTGCAGCCTGGCGTGGAACACATAGGGCGCGATTTCTCACCGGAAGTTGCTGGCCTGAAGGCCTCGGCTTGCTGCGTTACGTATTTGTTGCTCACGAGTGGTACTTACCCTCCGCGACCTTGGCGAAGTTGCCGGGACGGGTAAGCCATTCCAGGTCAGCCCGAAACGGCGGCTTGCCGTCGCGGCCCTGGGTCTTGCCCATCAGGAACTTCGAGTTCCTCACGTCGGTGAAGTACGCTCGCCATGCATCGACGCCAGGAAGGTCCTCACGCCACCGCTGCTGGATGTAGCCAGCGCGGACCTTGGTGAGCTTCTCCACGCGCGGAAGCTCAGGGAGCAGTTCGTGATACAGCTCCACGATGCGCTTAAGCGGGCACGGGTTCCGGTCGGCGGGTGCCTGTCCGCCTGCGGGTTGGGCCTCGTCCATAGCCCTTGTCGAATCTTCCGTTTCGTCCTGCGAGATGTCGGGATCGGAGATTCCGACGTCTACCTCGTTAGAGGTAGATAAAAGGTCCCTTCCATTCCCTTCCTCTCCCTTCCCTTCCGCAGCAGAATGTTCGCGAGGATTCGCGAGGATTCGCGAGGATTCGTCGAATGGTGGAATCTTTGACGCTGATGGCTTGTCGATCTTCTGATGATTCAGCCAGTTACACACTTGCAGGTAGGTGTTTCCGTCTACCGAGTACCTGATCAGGCATTCTTGGGTCTCCAGTTCTCCCAGCCACCCATCGATGTCCTTTCTACTAGTCCTTACTGCACTTTCTTCGTCTTGGTCATACGGGTAGAGAAGGCTCGCGAGCATTCGCGAATCTGCGCGAGCCCTCCCGGAGTCGTCACAGATGGTCCACAACTGGATGAACAGCAACCGTGCATCACGCGACACGCGGCCAATGCTTTCCGACTGTGGGAACTCGGGCTTGATCGTCCGAATGCGGGCCATGTCAGACGGCCCGTAATTCTGTCTTGTACATGTTCACCCCTTTAGTTCAGGGCGAAGCCTCTATCCCTCTCCCAAGGAATGAAAAGCTGGTGGTGCGGGTGTTACGTCATGAAGTTCGCGATGCGCGAATCCTGAAGGTGTCGGCGTGTTCGTATCCACATCGATCGCAGCGCTTGGTTACGCGAAGCCCATCCCATTCACCGATCTTGTTATCAGATGAGCCATAGAACATCTGCACGGCCACCTTCTCGCCGTGTTCTTCGTGGCGAAACTTGTGGCCCAGCCAATTGCAAAGGATGTTCACGCCCCTACCCTCAAATGCTCCGGGCGCCACACGCAGGTATCCCAGGATGTAACGTCGTAGGAGTCGGTGAGGGGTTCGAGTTGATCAACAGCGGGTGCGAACGTGGCACGGGGGTCGTCTGGTGGCGTGGATGAACCCCACAAGTCAGTGACTACCTCGTGGCCTATATATGTGCCTCTGGAGGCGTGGGGCACCACAAAAGCAGCACAACGAATTGTGCCGAGCGTACCGTTAAGCTCGGGATGGTCGCTCGACCACTTAATCCTCACCCTCTGCCCTACATAGAACCGGCTCATGCTGCCTCCTGAATCTCGGTCAGTTCTCGCCCATACAGCTCTTTGATGTACTCGGCGGTCTTCTTGGCAATCGGCTCCCAACTGCCTAGGTCAAAGGGGATGGGGTCGTCTTTGCCTTGGTCGGTGATCACGCGGCCTCCGAAAAGCTCGCGATGTAAGCGATGCGGTCCATCTCGCGCGGACGACCTTGCGCAGCACGAAGGGCGGATTGCAGGTCGCGGTATTGGCGGACGAGGTTCCAGCCAGTGGCTTCAATGAGGCGCTTAAGCATCTTGGTCGTCAGGACGCGCTCGCCCTTCTTGAGCATTGTTAGGTAGGCACCGCTAATGCCCATGCGCTTGGCAATCTCGTTCTGATGACACCCTGAGAGACGCAGCGAGACAGCGATGGCCTCTTCCTCTGAAGCACAGAGCCGCAGCGTTTGGTCATCCGCGTTACGCACGGAAACCGCCGCCAGGACTCGCAATTCACACTGATTCACAGCCCTTCACTCCCATTCGCTTTGGTTGACTTTTGTTAACAAGTTCGGCCGGAGCCAAATAAAGGGGCATGGACACCACACCCCTAGACGCAAGCCAAGTAAACCATAGTTGTCTCGTGAAGTCAACCATACGTGACTCCGTAAGGACAACAATGGTTTACATGGAGACGACCGGAATTCGCATAAGAAACCTTCGCGAGGCCAGCGGAGAAAGCCAGGCGCTGCTGGCAAGGCTGGCCGGAGTGACCAAGCAGGCCATTTCTCGCATCGAAAGAGACGAGATTAAGGAGCCCTCTGCCTCAACCCTTGAGCCGATCGCACGTCACTATGGGGTGAACCTTAAGTGGCTGCTGACTGGGGAGGGTCCAAAAATGAAGGGTGGGAGCGTCAGCCTTGAGGATGAGGGTTGGGCCGACATCCTTGGGGTGCGCCAGGCGGTGGCCCTAGGGCCCGGTGCCGAGCCAGACGAATACGCCGAGACCCATAAGCTTAAGTTTCGGGCTGACAGCCTCATGCGCAAACACCTGCGTCCAGAGCGGCTGGCCGTCGTCTATGGCAAAGGCGACTCGATGTACCCCACGATCAAGGATGGTGACGCCATTCTGATCGACACGGGGGACAGAGAGCCGAAGGATGAAAAGCTGTTTGTGGTGACCTATGGCCGCGACCTGCTGGCAAAGCGGCTAATTAACCTGGGCGGCCGGTGGTTCATCGACTCGGACAATAAGGCGGATCCGCAATGGAGACGCCCCGTCCCCGTCGATGAGACTAAGGGCTTTGAGATTCATGGGCGTGTACGCTGGATTGGCAGCTGGGAGGATTAGGGGATGTACAAGCTGGCGGTATTGGGCGCAGTGGCTTTGCTGACCGCGTGCGCTACAGGCGGAAAGGTTCGCGACCTCAATGTGGGACAGGACAGAGCCTCCGTCGAGAAGCAACTAGGTAGGCCCGATGGTTATGCACAGGTTGATGGTTATGATGTGCTGACCTATAAGAATCGGTTGATGTCGGGCTGGTCATGGGATCGCGCGGATTATCAGGTCGTGCTGAAGGACGGCAAGGTAGTCCAGTATGGGCCTGGTGAGGTGCGACAGGCACAGAACCATGCCGGCGTTCTCATTGTCGCGCCCGTAAGGTGATGCCGTGCTGCTGGGTGGATGGACACGCCTTTGGATTGTCATCGGCGCCGGATGGCTTCTTTTTGTCTCCTTCCTTCTGTACCAAGTTCATAGCAGTGATGCAGCGGAAGCCGCCTATTCCCGTGATAGGGATGTCCGGTATGCGTGCGAATACACTACTTATGACGAAAGGGCTGGCGGACTAGTCGATCACTCCCTTTTGAGCATGGACGATCTGACGCTAGGTGTGATTGCTCGCGGCGATCCGTCCGCGGAGACAAGAAAGGCGGCAAGTGAATGCCAAAGGGCAAAGCTCGTTCCGCTGGAGAGTTACCTGCAAGAGCGCCGGCGCCAGCTTCTGGCGGACGCCAAGACCGCCGCCTGGATTGCCCTTTTTCCGCCTCTAGCATTACTGGCCCTCGGCATCGCCGTGCGATGGATATATAGGGGATTCCGAGCAACGCCCTCCAAGCCCGCCTAGCGCGGGCTTTTCTTTGCCTATAACTTTTGGCCTAGTCCACTGTAGTTGACTCTACAAGTCCACTATGGTTTACTCTCCCCAACGCCGGACGCCATGCCCGGCCAGGAGAGAAAGCCATGGGCACAAAGTTCTTCCCCACGCAGGAACAGGCCGAAATCCACGCCGACCTCATGGAGGCTCGCGGCCTGGAGGTTCAGATCATCGCTCGTGACGGTGGCTATGCCGTCGTCCGCCTCGAACGCGATCTGCGCGAGGGGTACTGAGCCATGAACATCATCTATTGCGCCCAGCTCGTGGGCGATGTGTTCCGCGGCGAGGTAGTTGATACCGCCACCTACCAGACCGTTTTCAAGACGCCCTACACCTACCCCGACGCGCAGATCGCACAGATGGCCGCGCAACGGATGTATGCGGCGCGAGTCAACGCGGCGAAGGAGCGGGAATATGCCGACGCGCATCGTGGGGTGGTGGCATGACCACCAACCAGACCCGCGCGCACTACGAGGCGATGGCGGTCATTTCCGCCGCTAAGAAGGTCGCCGACACGCTTTCGGTGGATGGTTTCGTCAAGCCCTCTGCCAAGAACGCGAACGCCGGATTCATCGACATGCGCGACTGGTACGCGCTGCAAGGCGAAGTGAACGAACTCCGCGCTGCCCTCGCCCGCACCGGAGCATCCGCATGAACGCGCAGGCGCAGAGGGTGGATGTGCTGGCAGTGATGGGGCATTGCCTAGAGACCGTGCGAAAAATCGCTGACGCGCTCCCTGGAGATGCTCGTGCAGCGCTGTTTGCAAACGATATCGTCAATGCGCGCGCGGCCGTGGCCGGATTGATCGCGGCATCTCAAGCCATTGATGAACGTATCGCCTATTACGCAAGCCTGGGTGAGAACCAGTCACCGAATATCGAGCAATGGGCCTACACGGATCGGAGTGGTGACATAGCACGCCTTAGAAAAGCCCTCGCCCTCGCCGGAGGCCGCGACCATGGCTGAGCGGATTGATGTACTGGCCCGTGCATTCAATCTCGCTCGCCAACAGATTGAGATACATGCGGAAGAAGGTGGATACGGCTTTGCGCGTCCAGCCAATCCGCACCACTTCTCCCCTGACCTGGATTGCTGCACTGACGAAGAAATTGCCAATCACAAGGCGGCTTGTGACGCCTTCGACGCTGGCACCTACAAGCACGAAGCATCGTCCGGATGGAGCGAGGACGGAACGGTCCATATGACGCTCGCTCCTTGGGGTATCGGGTCTTACGTATTACGCGACGCCGAAGCAGACGAAGCCATCAGGGCATTGAACGGCGCTGCCGAATTGTCGGCTGACCTTATCGACTTCCTCCGCGACGCCGACTGCAACTGCCGTGCGGCCCCGGAGAAGTACGAAGGCCACACCTGCCGCCGCTGCGAACTGCTGGCGAGGATTGAGCCATGAGCGCCCAACTCCGCGTGATCCATGGCGATCACAAGCGCCCCGTACTGCCGCCCGAAACGATCTACGTCTGCAAGGTCGCTCGCGTGCATGGCGGCTTTCCCCAATACATCCGTTACGTCGGCCCCTGGGGCGGATGGAAGCGGATTGATGCCGAACTGACCGTTGTCTCTTGGAGGATGCGCAAATGAGCAATACGGATAAGCCCATCGTGTCCTACAAGGGCTTCGACAAGAACCTCAAGTGCCGGGATTTTCAGTACGAGATCGGCAAGGAATACGTGCACGACGGCGAAGCCAAGGCATGCAGCAGTGGTTTCCACGCCTGCGAGTATCCGCTGGATGTCTTCGGCTACTACGCCCCGGCTGACTCGCGGTTTGCCATCGTTGAGCAGAGCGGCCAGTTGTCGCGACATGACGATGACTCGAAGGTCGCCAGCACCAAGATCAAGGTGACCGCCGAGATTGGTTTGCCGGGCCTCATTAAAGCAGCCGTCGAATACACCACATCGCGAGCCAAGCCGGTTAAGGGATCGGTGACACGCAAGGGTGGTGCTGCGTGTGGTGCGACGGGCAACTGGGGCGCGGCGAGTGCGACGGGCAACTGGGGCGCGGCGAGTGCGACGGGCAACTGGGGCGCGGCGAGTGCGACGGGCGACCGGGGCGCGGCGAGTGCGACGGG